ATGAAAAGAATTTCATCGTATCCTTGCGGAAGAAAAAGGTTCCCTGCTCCTTGCTAGGTATCTGCGCCTCGTGCCATATCTGCGCTGGCATTGTCGGATAGTTCCGACACCCGTTACAGGAACAAGCGAACCGCGTTTCCGTGTTTCTCTTTCTCACTCTCTTATCCTTTCGTTGTAGGTGTGAAGGTCTAAGACCTCCCCTCCCTGCTAGGTTACGCTAACCTAACAGGAAAGGCAAGCATCAGGCGCGTTCGATTATGTCGCGGTTTAGCCCTGCGAATGAAACACTATCTACAATTTGCCCCTCCTTATCTACCCACACCTGAACGAAGAACGGCTCGCTATACCACCCGTTCTCCTTCGCTATCCCTGCCCATAGTTCGCGCTTCAATTCGATCGAGTTCATCATTTCCCCTCACACTTTCCGTTGTGAAATCTCTGACACTTCCCACAATAAGCCCGTGTTGTGTCACTCACTCTTCGCCCTCCTTGTTCATATGCTCCGACCAAAGGTCGGTCTCTTCGATTCCTTCGCCATAGACCGCACGCAACTCTTCTAGTGCGTAGCGCACACCTTCCTTGAATTTGTCGCTCATTATGCGTTCTCCTTTCCGCAGGTGTCGCAGTTCTTGCCCGCGAACTGTTCGTGATAGTTACGGGCGCAGATGTCGCACCCGTTCAGGCAGTCGCCTAAGTGAATAGTTGTCATTATGCGCTCACCTGCCCGATTTGCTTGAGGTATTGCTTGAGTTGTGCGATTTGGAACTCAAGCCCCTTTCGTGTAATTGAACTTTTGCGCCCTATTTTGATAGGGGCGAAACGCGCCCAAGATACAAGGTCCGTGAGGTGTAGCCCCTTATCGTCGGCTATCACAGCAAAACGCTCATCAAGCATTACCCAATTTTCGCGTTCTAAGGCGCTTTCACTAAAACCCATCTCTAGGGCAATTTCCTTGAGTGTCTGTTTTGGCATTCTCTTATCCTTTCGTTTTGAGAATTACTTTGTATTTTGTGGAAAGTTCAAGACTGTTATTTCTCCTCATTAGCGCATTTGGAACGCTGGTATTTTTCCAAATAAATCGGTCAATTTTGACCCAGATTTCTGGCGTTTCAATTTCTTTGTTGTGCCAGATTTCCAGCATTGAGCCAACAGGCGCGTTCTCTAAGTGAGTGATGCTTGGTCTTTTGATTTCCACAAGCGCATTAGACCATAGATAGGAGAGGTTTGTCTAACCTTATGGGCGGTCATAATCGGTCAAACCTTTAGCGGTTATCGGTGGGAATAAAGAAACGAAAGTGTTGCGAAATAGAACAGTTGTTCGATCTCAACAATAGGTTTATAGTTGTGAATAGTCTGAGAATTGTCTGAGTTTATTATGAAAAGGAACATTAGAAAAAGGCAGGGGCAGGGGGCGCAGGGGTGCCGATGGGAGAGCACGCCCTCATAGAGTTAGCATAACAACCGCTCACAGCAGGCTCTCAGGAAGTTCTCAGGATACAGAAAACAAGACCCCGTGATGATAAAAAACGGGCGGGCGTGTACTGTACTCCCCAAATAAATATCTCTCCTAAATCGGGGGTGATCTGTCCGTTTTGTATATAAAGATGCCGCGAATAAGGTGACTTTCGTCACATAATAGAGAAATGCACTATTTTTCCTGCCTTATATATAGTAGGGAGCGAATGCGGGACAGCGCTAGCATTCGCGACCACAGAGGGCGCTTCGCTCGCACTACGCGCCCGATAACGGTTACCAACTTACCCCCTTGCTCCTAAGGTCGCTTCGGGGCGCTAAGCCCCGCTGTGTGGTGCGTGGCACCACTTTTAGTGGGGTGTAATGTATCTACGCCCATCAGACTAGGATCTAATGACAGTCACACCTAATAAGACCAAAGAGGCAGACAAGGCTAAGAAGGTCATCCTCCAATGTATGGCAGAGGGTATGACAGTAGAACAAGCCTGTCAGGTGGCTGGCAAATCCATCAAGTCCTACGAGTACTATCGTAAGTCAGATGAGGTATTTCGTAGCCTAGCCGATAGAACCAGACTTGGGGCAGTAGAAAAGAACTTTGCTGACCAAGCAGCCCTTGGCCTAGATTTCGTTACCTGGCGCAAGAAGTATCTCAAGCAAGAGACATTTGCCCACCAGAAGAATTTGATAGATGTCATAGAAGGTAGAGAACCATCCTGGTTCCACCCCGCTATGAAGTACGAAAAGGGTATCGGTGATAACCGCATCCTTTTGAACATTCCACCGAATCACGCAAAGTCTATTACGGTGACGGTGGATTATGTCACCTACAAGATTGTCAATAACCCGAACTTTAGAGTTCTCATAGTTTCCCAAACCCAGCGTCTAGCCGCAGACTTCCTTTATGCTATCAAGCAGCGACTGACGCATCCAATGTACGAAGAACTACAGCAGGCATACGCCGCTGGGGTTGGGTTCAAATCTAAGACTGCCTCCTGGCAGCAGACCCGTGTCACCTTCGGTGATGAACTCAGAGAATCTTCTGAGAAGGACCCGAATATCGAGGCAGTCGGTATCGGTGGTCAGATTTACGGTAAGCGTGCCGATATGATTCTGATAGACGACGCAGTTACCCTCTCGAATGCAAATGACTTTGAACGACAGATCAAGTGGCTTACCCAAGATGTACGCTCCCGTCTCAACCCGACAGGCAAGCTCATCGTTATCGGTACCCGCGTAGCTGCAGTAGATTTATACAAAGAATTACGCAATCCCGATAGATACCCAGGCGGCCTCGTGCCTTGGACCTATCTAGCGATGCCAGCCCTATTAGAACCCAACGAAGACCCTGAGAAATGGGTTACCCTCTGGCCTTACTCAGATCAACCCTTTGATGGACAACCTGAAGAACAGAAGACCGAAGAAGGCCTCTGGCCTCGCTGGTCTGGACGTAACCTCTATAACGAGCGTCAAGCTATGGACGCATCTACGTGGGCATTGATTTATCAGCAGCAAGATATATCTGATGATGCAATCTTTGATCCTGTCTGCGTGAAAGGCTCTATCGATGGAATGCGAAAAGCAGGTCGATTGGTGCCTGGCAGTCCAGGTCATCCCAAAGACCTCAACGGTTTCAGTTTTGTTTGTGGATTGGACCCAGCAATGGTCGGAGACACAGCGGCAGTTTGTTATGCGGTTGATCGGACATCTCATAAGCGCTACATTGTGGACGCTATCAAGATTACGCGTCCTACGCCTGCACAAATCAGACAGCTCATTACCGATTGGACTAACGTATATGCACCATCGGAATGGATCGTGGAGCGTAACGCCTTTCAATCTTTTCTCACGCAAGATGAGGGAATTAGACAATTCCTTGCATCCAAAGGAACTGTCCTAAGAGAGCACCACACTGGTAATAACAAGTGGGATGCAGGCTTTGGTGTGGCTTCTATGTCCACCCTCTTTGGAACTAAGCAACCTGATGGAAAGCATCATCGAGATAATCTGATGCACCTACCATCAGATCAGACAGAGAATATCAAGAGCCTCATAGAACAACTTATTACCTGGTCGCCTACGACCAAAGGTAAGACCGATATGGTGATGGCTCTCTGGTTCTGTGAAATCAAAGTACGTGAGTGGCTCAACCAAGGTATTCACCAGACACATCATCTCAAAAATCCATTTTTATCACGTTATGAAGAAGGCAAGCGAATGGTCATCAATATCGATGAACTGCTTGCCGAAAAAGACAGACAGTTCATCTAGGAGAACCAAGTGCTTACAGTCAAAGAGGTAGTCGCTAAGGTATCGCGTCTTCAAACGAAGTACGCTGCCCGCGACCAGCGTATGCGCGACGTGCTATCAGTACGTCAAGGTGACATTAGCAAGGTTTATCCTGCGATGTTTTCAGAGGAATATCCCAAGCCTCTCGTTGCTAACTTCGTTGACGTAGCAGCTCGTGACCTCGCTGAGGTTATGGCTCCGCTTCCATCCTTCAACTGCGCTGCTACCAATATGGTTTCCGATAGCGCACGCAAGGCTGCAGATACTAGAACTCGTATCGCTAACTATTACATCTCAGGTTCTGAACTACAGATTCAGATGTACAACGGCGCTGACTGGTTCAATACCTACGGTATGTTGCCAGCAATCGTAGAGATGGATTACGAGACAAACAACCCACGTATCCGCTTGCTCAATCCATTTGGCGTTTACCCAGAGATTGACAGATTCGGTCGTACGATTTCTTTGACTCAGGTTATCCAGACCGATGCTGAAACATTGGCATCGCAGTATCCAGAGTTTGCATCTCAGATTATGCCTAGAACTTCCTTCACAATGGGCAGCCCTTATATCTCAATGGTTCGTTACCACGACAAAGACCAAGATGTTGTCTTCTTGCCAGATCGTGAGAACTTAGTTTTATCTAACTTGCCAAACCCAACTGGCAAATGTATGGCACGTGTGGCTGTTCGTTCATCTATTGATGGAGAAGCACGCGGTCAGTTTGATGATATCTTGGCTGTACAACTTGCTCGTGCTCGCTTTGCAGTATTGCAAATCCAAGCAGCAGAGAAATCCATTCAGGCTCCTATTGCTATTCCGCAAGATGTACAAGAACTTGCACTCGGCCCTGATGCGATTATGCGTTCTGCTAATCCACAGGCAATCCGCCGTGTTCCACTAGAACTTCCTAACGGAGTCTTTACAGAATCTGGCGTACTAGAGCGTGAACTACGTCTAGGTGCTCGTTATCCAGAGGTACGCTCAGGTAACATCGACGCATCAATCATTACAGGTCGTGGAGTTCAAGCACTTCAGGCTGGCTTTGATACACAAGTACGTGCAGCGCAAGCACAGTTTGCACGCCTCTTTACTGAACTTGTTTCTCTCTGCTTTGAAACAGATGAGAAAATCTTTGGCAATATGACCAAGGAAATCAAAGGTGTAGATGACGGTACGCCATTCAATATGAAGTATGTACCAAGTCGAGCTATTGCTGGTGAGTACGGCGTAGATGTTCGTTACGGCATTATGTCTGGTATGAATCCAAACAACGCCATCATTGCTTTGCTACAGATGCGTAGCGATAAACTTGTATCACGTGATTATGTACGCCGCGAAATCCCAATGGAGCTAAATGTCACTCAAGAAGAACAGCGTGTGGATATTGAAGAGATGCGCGATTCTCTCCGTGTTGCTGTTGCTCAGTACGCCCAGGCAATTCCAGCGATTGCAGCACAAGGTCAAGATCCTTCTCAGATCGTTTCCCGAATCGCCGAAGTAATCAAGGGCCGTCAAAAAGGTTTACAACTAGAGACTATTGTGGAGAAGGTCTTTGCACCAGAACCACAACCAGAAGTGCCAATGGGCGCAGAAGTTCCAGCAGCAGGTATGGCCCCCGTTCCTGCCTCGCAGCCAACTCCAGAACAAATGGGTGCGGCCCCTGCTGCTGGCTCTCGTCCAGACATTGCTACGTTACTCGCATCTATTGCAGGGTAGGGAGGTGTGAAATGAAAAAAGGTGGTCGTGCAAAGGCTTCAGTCCAGAAGCCAACAGAAGGCTCAAAGAAGGCTCCAATGCCAAAAGGCGGCAAAGTTGACTTTGGTTATGCAGCTAAGGCTCGTAAAGGCAAGAAGGCTTAGTGTAATTTAGAGAGGACAGAGCGTGGATAACGAAGAAGATTACGTACCACGCTCTGTTACTCCCGCAGATTTTCTTGTAGTTTTATCAGGTTTCTTTGTAAATATAACGCGAGCCATAGAGATGCTCGCCTCAGAACTTTTAGATTTAGCAGTGTATAACGCAAATAGAAAAACAAAAGTTTCCAGAGTATGGGAACAATTCACATCAGATTTAGAGAAGATGGAGGACGGTAATGGCTGAACAACCAGTAAATCCACTGGCTGGAGTGGCAGGTCCTGGGCCATTTTCCACACGTACAGATCAACTCAACTTCCAATCAGATTACTATGGTCAAGGTATTGAGGATAAGATGCTCAGAGAAGCACAGCCTCTTGCAAAGACACCAGATGTTCGCGGTATGCCATCCTCGCAAGTACGTGAAGCTGCAACACGTGAACCAATAACAGAGCTTTACGCTCCATCGCAACGTCAAGATGAACCTGTGACATCTGGTATTGCACAAGGCCCTGGTCCTGGACCAGAGGTTCTTGGGATTCCACAACAAACAGAATCGCTTTCATCCATCCTTGCCACAATGGTTCAATACGATACCAATGGAGAAATTGCTGCTTTATACGAGCAGGCCGTAGCTAGAGGATTGTAATGTCCCAAAACATCAATAAGGGAAAT